TTATATTTTGCTCTGCGTTGTTCCCTTTCTTGCCAATTTCTTGCCAGTTGCCTCTTTCGAAAAATGGCCCGCAGCCTTCTCGCTGCTGCCCTTTGGATGCTGGTAGACATCCGTCACCATGCGTGTCGTTGCCCATCCTCCGGCCTCCGCGATAGCCTTGTCCGAAAACCCGGCTTCGTGCAGCTCCGTAGCGAAGCTGTGGCGCCCAGGCTGATGGGTTCCGAGGTATTCGACGCCGGCCTTCCCGCAGGCGCGCCGAAGCGTATTGTAGACGCTGCTCCGGGCGATGTAGCCGAAAAGGCGTCCATGGCGGGGCTCGATGCTATCGAGCATATCTGCCAGTTCATCCGTAATCTTCACTGTGATTGGCCGACCGGTTTTCGTCTTCGCAACCTCAACGATAGTGCCGTCGCGCGCCTCCGGCGGAAGCTCGATCGCGTCTCCCACTCTGCGGCCTGTCTGGTGCAGGTAAAGCATGAGCGCAAACAGACGATCCGGCAGATGAGGGCGTAGAAGTTCGAGGTATTCGCGCCCCACGGCCTTGCGCCTTGGCTTTTCGACGGGGAAGCTGCGAACCCGTACGGCACCGCACCAGCCCTGCTCATGTCCGAAATTCATTACTGCTCGAGCTGGGGTGACGCCTTGCCGGTTTAGAGTTGCATTGCTCGCTCTTGGGTAGGCCCGGCGAGCCGCGTCCCTGATGGCTTTCGGCGTGATGTCGCGAAGCTTCATCGTGCCAAGCTGCTCCGTCATCTTAACGATAAACCTCACCTCGCCACCGTCCTCGGCATATGCGAGGGCACATTCAGCAAATGTGACGACTTCTTGTGGTCCGTAAAGGTTCGCTTTCCAGAGGTCGGCTTCTATCTGTGCGCGGATTTCTTCCGCTCGGCGAGGATCCTGAGTCTTGAGAGCGCGTCGGATTCGCTTGCCATCGGGACCTGTGCCGTGAAGCCGCGCCCAACCGTTGACCCATTTGACCTTGAGGCGCACTCGTTCATCTCCTGGCGCAGTTGAGCAATGTGCTCTGGATAGAAGACCTTTTTTCGTCCCCGCAATTCATAGGCGCTTGACCCCCTGAGGGCGTCTGCCAGCGTCCTTTTCGAAATTCCGAGGGCGCGGGCCGCCCCTGCCATGTCCAATGGCTCTACGGCCCAGGATGGGGGGTGACGAGAATTGGCGACTGTCTCAGCCATCGTCCCGACCCTCCTGCTTGAGGGCGGCGCGGATACGGTCCAGCTCGGCCTCTGCAGCTTCGGCGCGGGCTTTCGCGGCCGCCAGCATCTCCCGGAAGTACCGCTCCTGGCTGCCCGCAATGTCGCCGTCCACATAGCGATGAAACGCGCAGTCGCGATCTCCTTCCCATCGCGGAACGGTGGCGTGTTCAGAAAAGACATGCCGACCATCGGCGTCATGCTCCCCGCATTCGGCCGCCCAGATTTCGCGGGGCCATTCAATATCGGGCATCACGCAGCCTCCTTCATTTCCTGCCCGCCCCACTGATCGGCGCAGGCCTGGGCCACGCCCTCGAAGGTGCGGGATCTGATCTTCCAGCGGTCCGGGCCGGGCGGCTGGCGATGCACAGCGTTCCAGCGTTTCCATTCGTCGGACCCACGCTCGGGCTCCGGCATCCGGTTCGTTTCGGTCAGCGGCGGCAGGCCGCGGAGATAGAAGCCGGTCGCCTTGTAGGCGGGCTCGCCGAACCAGAACGGCTGGACCATCTGGGGCTTGGGCAGATCGGCCGGCATCCGGTCCCGGGCCAGATCGTTCATTTCGGGGTTCTCGATCGCGACACGCTCGACGGGGGCCCGCCAGCAGGCCGTGAACAGCGCCACGCCCTCCTCGAATTCGGCCCGCATGTCGGGCCAGCTGCGGCCTTTCGGCAATTGCTTCGGCGGGGTCCACTTGCCGGGGCCGCTCATCCAGCGGCGTCCCGACCGGCACAGCCGCGTGCAGGGCGGGTGCATGACGGCGAGCAGGTCCCAGCCGAGGTGAAGCACCTCTCGAATGTCGCAGATCATGTGGCGGTTCGAGCGGTCCTCGGCGGGTAGCAGGTCGCAGGACCAGACGTCATGGCCCCGCGCGGCGAAGGCCCGCCGCATGACACCCGAGGTCTCGCAGCCGATCAGGACGCGCATGGCTCAGCCTCCTGGGCTTTAATCGGGGGCGGTGTGATCTCTGCAAAAACAGGCATAGTCTTTCCTCGCGGTCGTCTGCCTTCCGTCGCTGGCCCCTCTTCCGAAGGGCCAGAAAGAGAGGTCAGGCCACGCGCATTTGCGGGATGGGATGGGCGGCGCCGAGGGCGTGTTCGCACCGCTCGAATGCCGTCCGTTCGACCTGTAGCTTGTCGTGGATCTCGAAGGAGAAGGTCAGGCGCGCTTCATCAATCCGGTATTTCAGCCGGACCGGGATGCGGTCGGGCTCCATTCCCTCGAAGACGGGCACCAGGAGCGTGACGCGCTCGGGAATGGCGACGGCCCCGCGCACTTCGTCCTCGGTCGTGTAGATGAATTGCACCGTACCGTTTTGCAGCTTCTGCGACTGCTTGAAGTTGACCTTCCGCAGCGCATCGAACTGCATCACCATGTCCATCAGCGTGGCCGGATCCGGCTCGGCCAGGTCGACGGCGCGCTCCTCGAGGAATTCGCCGGCCGCCTTCTGGCCGATCCACTGGCCGTGTTTCGCGGCCCATGCCTCGTACTGCGGCGACTTGATCGCCCGGAAAGCGGCGACGTGTTCGCCCCAGCGCGGCCGGATCGCGGCCGGTTCCCCGCCTTCGTGGTAGTCCAGAACGCACTTGATCGTCGCGGCATCCGGGTCCGAGAAGGCGAGCGAGTGATCGTCGGCAAAGCGATCCAGATAGGCGGCCAGCGAAGCCACATCGCGGAACGTGGTGCTGCGCCGGATGCGGGCCGGGTTCTCGCGATAGGCATCGAGGCTTTCGATATGCTGCCCGTTCGGGATGGCCATGAAGGGCTCGAAGCCGTCGATCTTGTTCGGGACGGCCGCCGCAGCCTCTGCGAGGTGTTTCAGGGCTTCGATTTCGGTGAGATCAGCCATTGAAGGCCTCCGCTTTCAGCAGCGATTGCTGGACATAGTTGGGGGCCTCGCGGGTCAGATCGCCGTCGCGGCCCATGAAGAAGAAGGATTGCCCGAACTGCAGTTGCGGCGCGGTGGCCTTCACCCTGGCGGTCACGGCAAAGCCGGTTTCGCCGTTCGGGTTGACCTCAAGGGTCACGGTTACGGTGCCCTTTTTGCCGGTCCGGTTGACTGCCGAGATCACCTCGCGCAGCTGCTCGTCGGCAACCTCGATGGCGTGCCCGCCGTCGACCCTGCCGAGTGCCATCAGGAAATGGCTGTTTCCGTCGCTCAAATCGTGTTCTCCTCTTCCTTGTGGAGCCGGTCCTCGGCCCACGAAATCCAGTCGGTGTCGTTGCCATAAAGCCGCCGCCAACGGCTCGGGGCCTGGTGCAGGGCGAGCTTCGAGCCATCGAGCAGGCCCTGGTGGTGGCCCTCGCAGAGCGGGATCGCCATGCAGTCGGGAGCGCGGCGCGCGCTGAACCGGCCATGGATGCAGTGATGCGCCTGCGTGGGTGAAAGCTGCGGCAGGCCCCATTCGGTGCAGATGCAGCAGGGCAGTGCGCGGATGCGGGCGAGATGGGCCGGGTCATCCGGCACGCGCGGTGCCTTGAGCCCGAGCGGGCCGCGTGCGGACAGATCGGTCATGCGTCAGCCCTTTCCGGCTCCGTCCAGCGCACACCGTGCCGGTCCCCGTATTCGGCAATGAAGGTGATAAGGTCGGCCATCTGGCGGACGGTCAGCCGCGAGGACCGGAACCCGATCGGGAATGGCTCTCCGCTCAGCCCCATTTCGAAGCGTGTCTCGTGGCCGAGCGCGTGCATGAAGAGCGCTTTCCAGACTTCCGGCGTGTGGCGTCGGCCCTCGGGCTTGGCGCGCGAGACATCCGACAGCATCGCCCACATGCGCGCGTTTTGGTCATTGTTTCGAGCCGCTTCGCTGATCCGCACCACCCCATCTTGCGGAGCGGCGTCGATCATCTGCTTGGCAAACTGGCGTTGGCACGGCCCGCGGAGGATGACGGTTTGGGTCATCAGCACGCCCCCAGCCCGACCCAGGAGGCGCGCACGACTTCCGCGATCTCGGCCCCGGAAAGCGCATGGTCCTCGGCCATTTCCGCGAAGATCATTTCGGGATCGGCGCCCCCGGCGAGCCCGCCCGCAGCGCGCTCGCGGCGTTCATACTCTCGGGCCAGCTCGGCCAGCGTGTTGCGGGTCATTGGCGGCATTCCTCGGCTCGGCGGATCAGGCGCTCGACATCGGTGAGGGCCTGGTGGACGGGGCGCATGTCGAGCAGTCGGCGCATCTCGGACCCCTCGCCCGCGTCCAGCGTGGAGAGGATCGAGGCCCGCAGGTTTTCCAGGGCAGCGGGGAGAGGATCAGCGGCGGGCATCAATACGCCTCCTTCTCTTCCCAGACGCGGACGCCCGCGATCACCCGGTCCTTGTGGTGGCGCCGCACATAGGCCTCGACGAAATCCGTGAGGGCGTCGCGGTCGTTCTTGGCGATGTCGTGCAGGGCGGCCTTGTGGCTCTCGATCTCGTACCGGGTGACGGTGCGGACCCCTTTCACCCGATCCTTGCCGGCCGCGCTGGCGGCCTTCTGGGCGATCTTCGCCTCTTCCTGCGCTTGACCTGCGGCGCGCTGCGCCTCGATGTTGCCCGCGTCGGCTGTCCGGGCTGCTTTTTCGGCCTCCCGGCGCTTGCGGTCGGCTTCGGCCCGGGCCTTCCGGGCGGCCGCGTCCTGTTCGGCCTTGAGCCTGACCTTGAAGGCGCTCACCAGAGCGGCGAGCCCTTTCTTGATCCGGTCGAGGTCTTCCAGCGTCGGTTTCCAGCGCGCGATTTCGGCCTGCCATGCCGCATGGAGCGGCTTCGTCGCCGCCTCCCGGGCCGTGCTGACGGCCTTCTCGGCCGCCTTGATCCCCGTCGCCAGATCGTCGACCGCCTTCATCTGGGCCGCGGTCGTGACCTGCGCTCCGTCAAGCCAGCCCTCGGCCTCGGTGATGAAATCGCCATAGGGGGCCAGTGCCTCGTCCAGCGGGTCGGGCGGAGCGTTCCCGCCGATCACGGCGCGCGGGTTCGCACCCTCTTTCGAGGAGGTCGGGGTCATGTCGTTCATGGGATCTGCCTCAATACGGGATTTCGTCGTCGCCAATGTCGGAGGCGGCGCGCGTCAGGGTCAGCTTCCGGGCATCCTTGCTGCGCTCGAGCTCGGAATAGAGGCCGGGCTCGGCCGCCTTGATCTCGACGATCACGGCGGCCTCTTCCTGCCGCCAGATCCGGCTGAGATCGTCCAGCGTCCGGGCCGCTTCGAGCTTGCGCCGGATGCGCCCGGCTGCAGCCTTCGGGTCAAAGCGGGGCGTTTCGGGCGCGCGGCCGTTCCCGCGACCTTCACTCGGGGCCCCGGCGCCCTGGGCCCCGGCACCCTGCGCATCGTCGTCCTTCGCGGCCGAGAGCCCCAGCGCGAGCTTGAGCGTGTATCGCTGCAGGTAGGTCGCGGCGCTGCCGATGGCCTGATAGGCGTTCTTGTTGCCGCTCTGGTCGGGCGGGCCGCTGAGGGTCGTTTCCTCGCTGTAGCCGTCGCAATGGGCGACGATGCAGGTCACGGCCAGCCCGCCGCGGTCGCTCTGCTGGGAGCGGAAGCGATAGGAAAGGCCGTGCTGGGCGAGGATCGGGTCGACCTCGCGCGCAATCGCGTCGAGGGTCTCATAGGAGTAATTGGTCCGGTCGCCCGACTTCTTGCTCGCGTAATCGACCGTCGAGCCCTTCACGATGGGCTTGATTTCAGCCCGGGCCGCCGAGATCGCCGCGTCGAATGCCTTCCGGGCGCGCCCGGATTCCCAGCGTTCATGCAGGGCGATCAGCCGCTCGACAGTCTCGATGTTTGCGCCGTTCGCGACGGCCTGCGAGATCATCCCCATGGGGGTGATCGCCCCGAGGCTGGCCGGGGTCGCGGCGTCCTCCTGCGGGATCCTCGTTAGCTCGCCCATTGGCTCACCTCGCTTCCGTGCATGTCGTGGATCACCTGCCCGATGGCCTTGTCGGCGACGTGGCCGATCAGGCCGATCACAAGCAGGCCAAGGGAGGTCCAGGCCAGCCAGCGCGCGGCCCGGGCCGCTTCGCGCAGGATCGCCCGGCGGCGGTCGCGGGCCTCGGCCCGGCCCTGTGGCGTGCTGATCGGGTCCAGCGCCTCGGCGGTGCGGAGAGGGCCGATCATGCCGCCATCCCCGCGAGGCGGCCCTCGAGCCCGCGCCACGCTTCGTCCGTGACCTCGGTCATGGCCGGGGCGTTGAAATCGAGCCGGAAGACCCGGGCGGGCCGGTCCTCGTCAGCAGCGGCGGCGAGCTGGTCCAGCGCGTCGTCCCATGTCGCAGCGGGATCGGGTGCGCCGACGCCAAGGGGGCCGAAATCGGCCATCACCAGCCAGTGGGGTCCGTTCAGCGCCAGCATCACAGCGCACCCCGCAGGGACGCGAGGAAGTGGAAGGCCGCGGCGATCAGCCCGAGCTGGGTCCCGGCGATGAACAGCGCGAGGGCGAGGCCGCGCCAAGTGGGGGTGGTGGATGTGTCGTGCATGGGGTGTCCCCTTGCTGTGGTTGCAAGAAGACACTATGCGGTAATATTACCGTAGTCAAGGCTTGTGCGGTAATAAAACCGCATTCAGCCTAGCGCCTGACCCCGCCTAGCGCTATCCCCTCACCATCAGCCCCGGGCTGACGGCATGAAAATCCCCGCACAGGCGGGCCCGCGTTACTAGCCGCGCTCTGCCGATAGCCGCCGCTCGCACTAACCGCGACAGTTTGTCGCCGACAGCCCGAACCTCTCCTTCGTTGCATAGAGCGGCATCGAAAGGTTGATTGAGGTCGGTAGTGCAGAAAGAGCGGGCTTTTGCGGCGACTATGCTAACGGCAGCTGAAGAGGTTCGCCGCGGAAAATCATCGACGATGAAGCAGGAACCTTCGTCCATTATCATGGCACGCTCGCCCGAAAATGAGTTCGGCCTTTGTGTCCTGCAGGGCCCGAAGTACGCCCTCAAAGCACGGCTATCGGCTGGTTTCATCTTCGCCATTGCTGAAATCTAGGTTAGGCCTACGCCATGAGCAAACAAGACAAATTTCGAATCAGCTCGCATCTCAAGGACATCATCGGTCGCGACCTAGTGACCAATGAGTACGTGGCCATCTTCGAACTCGTTAAGAACGCCTTCGATGCCGGAACCACACGAGTAGATATCGAGTTCGATCCGTCAGAAAGTACGATTACCATCGTTGATGATGGACACGGAATGTCCAGTGACGACATTCGGGATAAATGGCTTTTCGTGGCGTACTCAGAGAAAGCTTTGGCTCAGCCCGACAACTACAGAGACAAGATCAAACCGGCTGGACAATTCGCGGGCAGCAAGGGCATAGGACGATTTTCTTGCGATACACTTGGAGAAAACCTTACGCTGTTCAGCAGAACAGATAAGGATAAAGCCATATCTAAGCTGGAAATAGATTGGACTTTATTCGAAGCCAACAGTTCCGACGAGTTCCAGGAAATTGATGTTCACCTCGGAACTGCGAAATCCTTTCCGACCATTGTAAACGCAAAGGCGCCGGAAGATAGCGGTACCGTATTAGTTATTAAGAACACTCGACAAGTTTGGGATGAGGATCGCATTAGAAGACTGCGCCGTGACCTCGCTAAGTTAATCGACCCATTTGGCACTACGGAAAGGGTGGCCGTATCGACGTGGATCGTCGATGGAGGCGATCAGATCATAGAGGGAGTTGATGGCCCTGTTGGAAACCAGATCGCCGATCTACTCCGTGAAAAAACAAGCCGAATAGAAGTTACGATTAAAAATGGCACTGTCGCGACTACACTTTTTGACCGCGGGAGAAAGATTTATTCTGTTCGCGAACCATCTCCATATGAAGGTCTCGTAGACAGCGACATCCAAGGCCAAATCTTCTATTTGAACAGATCAGCAAAACACACGTTTACGATTCGAATGGGAGTGCAGCCGGTTAGGTTTGGGAGCATATTTCTATTCCTGAATGGGTTCCGGGTGTTTCCAATTGGCGAGGAGACAGACGACACACTTGGCTTGAATCGCAGGAAACAACAGGGTGTTTCCCGGTATCTGGGCACACGCGACCTCTTGGGCCGCGTTGATGTCGTGGCGCCTCCAAAGCAATTCCGAGAGGTGTCGAGCCGGGACGCTGGGTTGGTGGAGGACGCGCGAAGCAGGGCGTTGTACGACGCGATTCGAGACCACATGGTTTTCCGGCTAGAGAGGTATGTCGTCGGGGTTAATTGGAAAGACAAACGCGATCAAGAGAGAGCCACTTCCGAGGGATTAGAAACAGATAGCGCCCGGGGGCGGGTCTTAGACGTAGTTGGGGCGTTGGCACGCGCAAAGGATGTCGAAATCATCTACTATGATGAAGATTTGATCCGTGTATCTGATGACCCGGATCAAATCACTGAGTCCGCATTAAAGACGATGTCCGCTCTTGCCGAAACTCGTGGGGATAAGTCGCTTCTCAGCCAAATCGAAGAAGCTCGTCGGAGAATTGACGAGCTAAAGACTTCGCGCGAAGAAGCTCGCGAGGAGGCTCGGCGCGCAATGGAGGAGCGCGCTCGCGCTGATGCGCTCATCTCACGCCTCGAACAGCAAGCAGCATTTTTAGGTAGCAGCCAGGATGTTGATGTTGAGAGGGTCCAACTTTTGATGCATCAAGCGATCATTCATTCTGGACACATGCGCTCAGCGATCAGTAACGCGGCATATGAAATTCGAAAAGTTATCGACCTTGCAGCCTCCCCCCAAGATTTGGACGATTTGGATGATGTGGAAGACCTACTAGCGTCAATTCGCCAATCGGCCAGACGAGTATCCTCCGCTTTAGCAGGTGGAAGCCTATCAAGTGATAGACTTAGAGCGGTCTTGTCGTTCGCGCAGAATATTCGCGTTGATCTGGAAACAGACCGCGTGACCGGAGATCTCCTGAAATTCATTTCAGAGTATTTTGATGTTCGTTTGACCGGTGTTCCTGACATGCCTGTTGCACATTTTGATGCCTCAGGTCTGTCACTAGTCCGCGAGTTTTCCCCTGTCGATATTGCGGTATTGATAGACAACTTTCTTGACAACGCTCGGAAGGCCAAGGCAAGCGAAATCAATTTCAAAGCTTCTCGAAAAGGGCATGGTCGCATCGCCATCCTTATCGTGGACGATGGCTTGGGAATCGATAGCCACAAAGTCGATCCATCAAAAATATTTGAACGAGGGTACTCAAGCTCAATTCATGGGACAGGACTTGGGCTGTACAGCGCGCGACAGATAGTCGATGGAATGAAGGGCTCCATCGAGCTTGTTGGAGATGGCGACCGAGCCGACTTTGAAATCGTATTCCCTGGAGATGTTTCTTGAATCTTGACTTTGGTATTCTTTGGATTGAAGATTCTTTTAGCGAAGAGGAAGAAACTTCTTTACGACGGCGCGTAGCTGAGGCCGGGTTTATTTGTCGAATTACGAATATGCCAAACAGCGAGGGTATTGAGGGGCGCGCGAAAGAGAACCGGCTCTTCCATCGTTATGATCTGATCCTATTGGATTATCGCCTGGCAGATGAAAATGGCGACGAGATCGCACCCAAGATTCGAGATCTTTTCCCTGCAACTACGATCCTCTTTTATTCCGGGACGGTCGATGGCGATGCCCTCCGAAGGTTGATAGCTGAGAAGAGGGTGGAAGGTGTGTTCTGCATCGGCAGGGATAGATTTATTGAGCGAACAGGTTCCCTAATTGACCAGACCGCAAGCTCTTTGAACCGCTTATCTGGGATGCGCGGTCTAGCAATGAGGGTTGTAGCGGAATGTGATGACATCATGAGGCACGCTGTCCTTGAGATGACTGATCACGAACCCGACTGTTCTGAAAAACTTGCCGACCTTGATGGAGATGTGGTTAATTTTTTCGATGGATCTAAAAAAGTATATCTTGAAGCCACGAAAGGGACCATCCACGACCGCCTCAATACAAGGGCTGTGGACAGTGGCAAGCTATTTAAACACTTCAGGCGGTTAACCAAAGTGGTGACGGCAAAACCACACGCTTTTGGCTTAGATGAAGTCGAAGTTGATCGAATGCGTGAGCTTAGGAAATCCACATCAAAATATGACCCAAAAGTTCTTAAAAAGAGGAACATTCTTGGGCACGTCACCGAAATAGAAACGGAAAATGGTTGGCAATTGTCTGGAAGTGATGAGGTTCAAAATTCAGACTTCTCTGATCTTCGTCAAGTCTTTGCCGCCCATATCCGTGATTTTTCGGAGATGAGAGATATTATCTGCAGGAAAATCCGACAGAAGACCGATTAACATCTCCCCTAGGGCTTCGGCCAATAGCGGCGGTACAGCATTTCCAACCTGTGTGAACCTCGGACAGGCGTCACGTCGCTGCCTGCCGCCTGAAGTATACGGACCTTGAAATTCAAACCAGTCGGGAAATGACTGGAAACGTGCATGTTCTCGTACCGTCATTGAGCGAGGCTGGGCATAGTGAATAAAATCGTCGGGCAGTGTGCTTATCGTGGGGGCCGGAGTATCGGGATCAAGTGGGGTAGTTGATCTTTTTCGGATACGCAAGCGCTTGCGATCCTCAGGGCGAAGGCAAACGCCGCGCTCGCAGGTTTCTAGAACTTCGCGCATTCGTTGGATTGAGGTCTCGCGATGTCGTGGAAGGCGCAGGTCACTCGGCTGCAGTCGCCTGCCGCGCCGCATCAGTTTCTGATACGCGCTAGCGGCTTTGGCACTGCGTACCAAGCGAAAGAAGCCCTGACGGCCCCATTCATCATCCAACGGCAGGCCGTGCTCACTTGATTCCAAATCTGAGATCGCGTCTCTTGCACTTGTTGGCGAAGGTCCAAGCCCTCGTCGTTCCAGAAAAGCCTTTCGCCCAACTCTGAGTCGTTGCAGCGGGTCAATGCCCGGCAGAGAGTCCTTTAGAGCGGCAATAAGGATAAACCTTGGTCGACGTTGCGGTACACCCCAATCGGTGGCGCGAATAACATCCGACCAAGTCTGATATCCAAGACGGTCTAATTCGGACGCGACGTAGTCACTGTAGGTTCCTCCGGTTCGATGCTTCATCGACCGAAATCCTTGTACATTTTCTAGAAGAACCAGCCGAGGCTTGATGATTTCCACATATTCAAGATAGACATCCACCATCCGGCTGCGCGGGTCGTCCGGACGTCGCAATCCGTTCATAGTGAAGCCTTGACAGGGCGGACCTCCTGCTATGAGATCTACCGTTCCGTTTAGCTTTTCCAGTTCGTCTTGATGCTCGGAAAGCAGGTCTTCCGCTTGCCAGGCTCGCTTCTCAAGCCACTTTGGCCACCTGTGGCGATCCTTTGCCTTCCTAAGGAGATTACGTTCATACGTGGCAAATGCATCACTGTGGGCTTCGACGCCGAACGCAGTTGAAAATCCAGCGGCCCCTAGACCTAGTGATAGGCCACCGCATCCAGAAAAGAGATCAATGCACACTGCCGTCATGACACTACCATTGCATCGTTGCACTTGTTTGACCAGGAGCCAGGAGCAGAAGGCGTGAACAAACGCAACAGCATGCGGTCTCTTCGACACACGGTCCGACCCCACGAGTCCACAAATGACATGCAGCGAAAGTCCGGAATCCGCCCAGACTGCCGAGATCCGGCCGACTCGGCGCCGAGGCGCGGTGGAGGTCCGGTTCTGGGAATCTCGGCCTATGCCTGGGAATGGTCCCGAACGGCTGTTCCCCGCCCATCGGTACCAACGCCTAGACCCTGCGCGCCAGCTCCGCCGGCCAATGCAGCTTGATCGGTGCCGCCCACTTGAGCCGGACCCCGTACATCACTGGCGTTTGGTCGTTGAAGCTGTGCAGGTCAAACAGCCCAGGCTCGCGGCCCTGGCGAACAACCTTCACCCAGCCTAGCCCCTCTTCGCACTCGCAAACGCATCGCTTGCCTACGGCCTCGCTGGGCACGCTTCCGTCCGACCAGCGCGTGTAGAACAGCAGATCGCCGGCCGAATAGACCGGCTCCATGCTGTCGCCCTCAATCTCGACTGCAACGATATTGTGCGGCGACAGGCCGGGTGGGCACTCCACCTGTGGTCCGTCGCCCTTCTCGTAGGCGTCGAAGACCGGCACACGTGCCCCGGCGCCGACTGCGCCTGCTATTGCGATGGTCGGAGTGTCTGGGCCGTCTCCGATTCCATGAATTAGCCACGTCTCGGAGACGCTAAGAGCGCGTGCCACTCCGGCGAGCGCGGATATGGTGGCTCCTGCTGCGTCTTCCCCTTTTTCAAGGCGGCGCCGCCAGTTGCGGATTCCGTCACGAGACAAGCCTGCCTGAAGGGACAGCGCCCCCTCGGATATGCCGAGTTTCTCGCGTTGCTGCGTGATGCGGTCGAGGATGTCTTGCAGTGCCATGCGGTTATTCTGCCGCACGCATTGAAGCGTGGTTAGCGGTAAGATAACCGTTGACGGTGCGGTAATAAAACCGCATATGTCAGGCATGCAAACCATCGAACATCTTCTTCGGCTGGCCGATGCCTATAAGCAGGCCGCGGGTGTCGCGGAAGACACCACGGTATCTTACCGGGTCTTTGGCGACACCAAGAAACTCGCCGCGCTGAGGGCGGGGGGCGACATCACTACGCGCCGCTTCAACGCAGCGATTGCTTGGTTCGGGGAAAATTGGCCGAACGTAGCCGATGCGCACCCCACGCCGCAAATTTCCGGGGACGCCGCCTGATGCCGCGCCCCCGGTCCCCCATTCCTCAAATGAACGATGAAAACGGCTTTGCTCCATGCGCCGAGAGTGCGTGCGGGGCGGCTGAACAGCAATCGAAATAGACCCGAGGTTTTTCGGCATGGCCCGCAACAACCCCCACGACAGTATCCAAGATGCGGTCTACCGCGCCTACGAGGCGGCGGGCGGCCTGAAAACGTCGTCGAGCATTCTCAACCTGGCCATGTCGACGCTTTCCTCTTTCAGCGAGTTGCCCCGCAGCGGAAAGCGGTCGGGCGGTCTCGGGCTCAACTACGCCCACGCGCTTTCGGAGGCCCGCCCCGAGGCCGCCGCCGTCTTCGCGCACCATTTCGCGGCTCTGGCGGGCGGAGTGTTCCAGCCGATCCATGCCGATCCGAAGGTCACCAGTTTGCTTTCCCATTGCAGCATCGTTGCGAAGGAATGCGGCGAGGCACAGTCCGCGATGATCCGGGCGGCCGCGAACGCGAGCGCCAAGAATTTCGAAGAGGCTGAGAAGGAATGCGCGGAAGCACGCGACGTTGTCGACGCCGCGATCGCGATCCTTCGCAAGCAGCGGGGAGCGGCATGACGCCCCGTATCGAATCCACTCGCGGCACGGCCCCCGGCTCTGCGCCATTTCGCGCGGCGGCCGGGGGCAAGGGGGCAGCGTGATGGGTGCCCTTGTGCGATACCACGGCGGCAAGGTCCGCCTCGCCGAAAAGATCATCGGCCTGTTTCCGGCCCATGACTGCTATGTCGAGCCTTTCGGCGGCGGCGCGGCGGTTTTGCTGGCCAAGCCACGCGCGCGCCTTGAGGTCTACAACGACCTGGACGGCGACATGGTGGCGCTCTTTCGTGTTCTCCGGGATCGGCCCGAGGCACTGGCGACGGCCGTCGCGCTGACGCCCTTCGCCCGAGAAGAACACGAAGCCGCATATTCTGAGGCGCGCGACGATCTGGAACGTGCGCGCCGCGTTCTGATCCGTTCGCATTTTGGACATGGGTCATCTGGCATCCATCGTGCGACGGGGTTCCGGGCCGCGGGGCTGCGCGCCGGGACGCTGCCGGTTCATGGCTGGGCCGCGCTGCCAAAAACCATCCGGGACGCGGCCGAACGCATGCGCGGGGTGGTGATCGAATGCCGCCCGGCTATGCAGGTGATGCAGGCGCATGACGGGCCACAGACGGTCCATTACGTTGACCCGCCATATCTGCCTGAAACCCGCGACCAGGGCCGCGACTATCGCCACGAAATGGCCAGGCAGGACCACTGCGACCTGCTCGCAGCCCTGCGCTCGCTGCGCGGATCGGTGGTTCTCAGCGGCTACGCCTCACCTCTCTATGACGACGCTCTGCACGACTGGCGACGGATCGAGATCAAGACTCGAGCTGACCGGGCAGCGGAGCGCACCGAGGTTCTGTGGTGCAATTTCCCGGACACCGCTCCGCTTTTCGCGGCGGCCGGGGGCAAGGGGGCCGCATGAGCAACAGCATCCATGTCAGCGTGAGAGACGGCCGAGCCCACATCGACCTGCCTCTGGACGAGGTGCACGGTCTGCGGGTCGCGATGCACCCGAGGCTGGTGGGCGAGCCCGAGAGCAACTCCACAAAGGCGATCCGCGAGGCTTTCGACAAGGCCCTCGCCCGGGCGCAGATCAGGGCGGGCCAGGTATGAGCCTGCACCGCCACGAGCTTTTCAGACAGGAGGTGTCCAGATGAAGGACCGATCCGCCATCGGCCGGCGCAACCGCGCCAAGGGGGCCGAGCTCGAGCGCGAGGTCGCCGCGGCCCTGTTCGATCTGACCGGCATCGCGTTCCGCCGCAACCTGCGCCAGTGCCAGGAAACCGGCTGGGGCGATCTGGTGACGGACGATCCGGCCTGGCCGTTCTCTATCGAGTGCAAGCGCCGATCCGCAGGGACCGGCTGCGCTGACGACTGGCGCACGCAGGCGGCTGCCAGTGCCCGGAAGGCCGGGCAACTGCCCGTGGTGGTCTATCGCTTCGACCGGCGGCCGATCCGCTGCGCCTTGCCGCTGGGCGCGATCCGCGCGGCCTTTGGCGACGGGGGCGCAGCAACACCCGAGGAATGGGTCGAGTGCAGCCTGGACGGGCTCGCCTATCTCGCCCGCGAAATCATGGCCGGGCCGGGCGCCGCCGGGATCGAAGGGGCCGCGACATGAGTATCAGGATCATGGCCGAGATCTGGGACAGTGAATTGTCCGATGTCTACGAATGCGCGGTGATGCTCGCGCTGGCGAACCATGCCGATGACGAAGGCCGGTGCTATCCCTCGGTCTCAAGGGTCTCCCAGCTCGCGCGCTGCAGCGAGCGCAAGGTGCGCCAGATCATCGGTGCCCTGGAGGAGCGGGGTTATCTGACGATCTATCGGAACGCGGGGCCGAAGGGCTGCAACGTGTTCTTCGTTCGCTCGACCCCTGCACCGCGTGCACCCCTGCATGATGTGCACCCCCCTGCGCCGCGTGCACCCCTGCACGACATGCACCCCTGCACACCGTGCACCCAACCCCTGCACAGCGTGCACCACCCCCCTGCACAGCGTGCACCCGAACCGTCAGAGAACCATCAGGAACCGTCAGAGAGAGAAGCTGACGCTTCTCGTGCATCTGCACCGTCTTCCGAAATCGAAGATGCGATCACGCTGTTCAACGAAACCGCCGAGCGCGTCGGCTTGGCGAGGGTCCAGAAACTCACCCCGGCCCGGCGTCAGGCCCTCAAGGCCCGGTTGCGTGAGGTTGGCGGCGTCGGCGGCTGGCGGGAGGCGATGCGCCGCGTCGAAGCCTCGGACTTCCTCAGCGGCCGAAGCCGGGACCCCACGCACTCATGGCGCTGCAACTTCGATTTCCTGGTCAAGCAGGCCAACTTCACCAAGCTCATGGAGGGCAACTATGACAACCGATCTGGCGGCCTTGGACCCGCGACACCCGGCCGAGGTGGACCAGGGTCTGGCCTATTTGACGCGTGTGCTGCGGTCGCTGCGCGTCGCTCCGGCCGAGCGTGAGGCGGCGGCGATGATCGCGGCCCAGCTTTCCCGACCCGGCGATCCGGTGCGCACCATGGCCCGCGTCGGCGCGCTGCTGACCCCGTATTTCGACAAGGAGACGCCGCGGGCGCTGCGCGAGATCGAGATGGAGGATTGGGCCGACGCTCTGGCCGATCTCCCCGATTGGGCCATCGAGCGGGCGGCGAAATGGTGGAAATCCGCGGACAACCCGCAGCGGCGCAAGCGGCCCCTCGAGGGCGACATCGCCGAGCGCTGCCGCATCGAAATGCGAGCCGTCCGCGCGGCCAGGGTCCGGGCGCGCAGCGGGTGGGCCGGGACCGAGGCCCCCGAGGACCGCGAGCGGTGCAGCCCCGAGGCCGCGGCCCGGGCCATGCGGGCCGCCGGTTTCAGCCCGGCGGAAGATTTCACCGGACCGAAGCGGTTCGGCGCAACCGAAACGGGCCAATCCGCAACCGATGAGCAGAGGGGAGCCGCCTGATGGCCGGATCTGTCAACAAGGTGATCCTGATCGGCCACCTGGGGCGCGACCCGGAGGTCCGCACCTTCCAGAGCGGCGGCAAGGTCTGCAACCTGCGGATCGCCACTTCCGAGACCTGGAAGGACCGCAACACCGGCGAGCGTCGCGAGCGCACCGAATGGCATTCGGTCTCGATCTGGGCCGAGGGCTTGGTCCGGCTCGCCGAGCAATACCTGCGCAAGGGCTCCAAGGTCTATGTCGAGGGCAAGCTCGAAACCCGCAAGTGGCAAGACCAGACCGGGCAGGACCGTTACACGACCGAAATCGCCGTGCGCCCGTTCGCCGGGGAAATCGCGTTCCTGGATCGCCGGGAGAGCGGCGGAGGCGACAAGGGCGGCTCGGGGGCAGGAGGACATGGCTACGGCCAAGGTCCGTCAGGCGGCCCCGCGGGCGGATATGGCGGCCCCGATCTCGACGACGAAATCCCCTTCTGAGCGCGGCCCGATGAGCATTCACGAGATCAAGGGCAAAGGCGTGAACCGGGCGCGGGTGGCCTGCGATGGCTGCGGGCGCGAGGAGGTCGTGACCTGCAACTACCGGCATCGACCCGGCCGGGTCTGGGTGCCGGATGCGGGGCAGATAAACCGGAAGATGACCGGGCAAGGCTGGGCCGAGGTGAAGGGCAAGCTCCACTGCCCGGCCTGCGAAGCGAAACGAAAGGCGACAGGCATGACGAAGACGACGACGGCTCCGGCCGCGAAACCCGCCGAGGTGCTGCGCCAGCCCTCCCGGGAACAGCGCCGCGAGATCGTGGATATGCTGCGGGAGGTCTATGACCCCGAGGCGGAACGCTACCGGCAGAACGACACCGATGCGACGGTTGCCGATGTGCTGGGTGTGATGCCCGGCTGGGTAGCCGAGATCCGGGAGGCCTTCTTCGGCCCCGATGGGGGCAACGAAGGCATCGAGGCCGCGACCGAGAGGCTGGCCGCTCTCGAGCACGAGATCCGTGCGGTCTCGGATTTGGCCGGAAAGCAGCAGGAGGCCGCATCGAAAAAGCTGGCCGAGGTCTCGGCGATGCGCGCGGAGCTGGGGCGGATCAAGGGCGCCGTTGGGCCCCGCGCCCTCCGGGCCGCCGGTGTGAAATAAGGGACAGGACATGGGCAAGGGCAGCAAGACCCGCACGCGGGCAGTGAAACTGGCGAAGAAGGCCGAGCTGGCGGGCATGCCGGGGTTGGCGCCGGTCGAGAGGCGCGAGAAGGACGGGCGGATCCGGAGATCTACAAAGCCGGGCTACGAGCGCACCGAGGCCGATGTCGCGCTGCGGGCGCGGTGCCGCCAGATGGGATGGAAGGCGAGGCCGGAGGACATGGCCAAGGCGCGGGCGCAGAGCCTCGAATGCGATGCGGGCCGGGTACTGCACCTGTTGTGCGACAGGCCCGACGAGGTCGCCCGCCTTTGGTCCGCATTCGCCGGGCTCTGCGGGGCACATGCGGCCTATGCGAAGCGCTACCTCGGCGTCCGGCTCCACGCGAAGACGGCCAAGATCGAGATGCTGATCGAGCGGTTCGAGATCCGCGGCGACGATGACCTGGACCTGCGGAGCGAGGAGGAGAAGGCCCGCGCCGCGGTCACCAACTGGATGCGCTGGCAAGGCTACCTCGGCCACCTCGACCGCTGGCAGCAGGCGGCGATCTGGGGCGCCGTGCGCGAGCAAACCGCCCTGATCCGGGACCGCCAGGCAACGGACGAAGGGCGGGGCTACGTGCAGGCTTTGCGCAAGCTGGCCGATGTGGTGGAGCGCCGATAGCGGGCGGTATCACCTCGGGCGGCCGGAGGCCGCCCGGGTTAAGTCCGTGCCGCATTCGCGCAGCCGTCACCCGATATAGAGCGACTTGGCGTTCACGAACTCCTTCATGCCGAAGCCGCCATGTTCCCGGCCGTAGCCCGAATCCTTGACGCCACCGAAAGGCATGTTGGGGATCGCGACATTGTAACTGTTGATGCTGACCATTCCGGTGTCGAAATAGGTCGAGGCAAGTTCACGCGCCCGCGCCACGTCCTTCGAGAAGATGCCGCCGCCAAGACCGAAGCGGCTGTCATTGGCAATCCGCATCGCATCCTCGTCATCCTTCGCCTTGATGACCGAGGCGACGGGCCCGAACAGCTCATCGTCATAGGCGGGCTGGCCCGGCTTCACGTCGACAAGGACGGTGGCAGGATAGAAGGCCCCGGTCCGGTCCGGCACTTCGCCGCCGCAGAGCGCGCGAGCCCCCTTTTCGACGCTTTCCTTCACCTGCTGGGCAAGCTCGTCGCGCAGCTCGGCCCGCGACATCGGGCCGAGTTCGGTTTCCTCGGATGCCGGATCTCCCATCTTGCAGGCGCCCATCTTCTCGGTGAAGCGCTCGACGAAAGCGTCATAGTTCTTTTCCGTGACAACGAAACGCTTGGCGTTCACGCAGGTCTGGCCGTTGTTGTAGAGACGCCCCTGCGCGCAGCACGCGACAGCCAGGTCGAGATCGGCGTCGTCGAGGACCAGGTAGGCGTCGTTCGACCCGAGCTCGAGCAGCGTCTTCTTCAGATGCCACGCCGCCTTCTGTGCGACCGCGCGTCCCGCATCTCCGCTGCCCGTGAGGGTGACGCCGCGGACAAGCTTGTGCGCGATGATCTCGTCGGACAGGTCGTGATCGATCACGAGGACGGTGAAGAGATCCTTGGGCAGGCCCGCCCGCTCGAACAGATCGCGCAGGAAGAGGCCGCTGCCGGTGCAGTTGCTGGCATGTTTCAGAAGGACACCGTTGCCGGCCATCAGGTTCGCGACGCTGTAGCGGACCGCCTGGTAGCACGGGAAGTTCCAGGGCTGGATGCCGTAGATCACACCGATCGGAGCGTAGGTGATCACACCCGTGCCGCCCGGGATCTCGCGTTCCTCTGGGGCAAGCTCCTCAGGGCCATGCTCTGCGGTGAAATCGCAGATCGCGGCACAAAGGTCGATCTCATCGCGGCTGTCCCCGATCAGCTTGCCGACCTCTCTGGTCATCAGGGCGGCGAATTCCTCGCGGTTGTCGCGCAGCGTCTGGCTAATCGCTTTGATCATGGCGGCCCGGTCCTCGAGGGACACAAGGCGCCATTTCTCGAAGGCGGCCTGGCATGCCTCGACGGCACTTTCGGCCTCGGCTGCGGTCATCCTGGTGTAGGTGGCGATGACTTCTTCGGTCGCCGGATTGATCGTCTGGATCTGGCTGGCCATTGCGTCCTCCAACTTGTCTGTTCACGCTTCTGAAGGACAACGCGCGCAGCCGAGGATGTTTCCGCCCATCCCGGGAGACCCTTCTGAAATTATTTTGATTCCCGATATCTTGCGCCGGGCCAGAGAGAAGCTTGGCCGCGGGACGGACGTCCGGAAGGCCTCGGACGCCAGAGACAAAGACGATCCGATAGCGCGTAGCGTAGTCGACGTCTGGTGGACCCCGGAACTGGTGAACTTCAGTCTGTTCGCGCTTCAATTGCACGCTCTTCAACTTTTCCAGCCCATCCGGCCTCGAAAGATCCAGGATATCGCCATTGAAGCCTTGAGGCGCCGTCTGTTTGGTATGGGAACATCTTCGTTCCCGATGATTTGCGTTTGCAGCCAGAGCATAGGCTTGACCGCGAATCCAGCGCGTGCCAGATTGGCATCATCGTCAGGGGTTTGCGGGAACGCGAGCCCCTGTTTTCGTTTCAGGCCGCCGCCTCGACCTTCAAGGTCAGCCCGAGCGCCTTCGTCACGCCGAGGATGGTAGACAGCCTCGGGTTTCCCTTCTCACCCAAGGCGCGGTGCAGCGCCTCCCGCGTGACCCCGGCGGCCTCGGCCGTGTCCTTGATCCCGCGCGCCCTGGCGACGATCCCGATGGCGTGCTTGATGTAGGCGGCGTCACCCGTCTCGAAGGCGTCGGAAAGCAGCATGGCTTGCGCTTCCGGCGTATCGAGATATTCGGCCGCGTCGAAGCGGGTAGTTTCGATAGGCATGGTTGCCTCCTAAAGTTCCTTGGCCATGGTCTTGGCCTTTTCGATGTCCCGGCGCTGGGAGCCTTTGTCGCCGCCGCAGAGCAGGATGATGATCGTCTCGCCCTGCTGGACGAAGTAGACGCGGTATCCCGGGCCGTAGGTGATCCGAAGTTCACCGATGCCGTCGAAGAACTTGGCATCGCCCATCAGCCCAGCCTCGAGCCGGGCGATCCTGATCGCGATGCGGGCTTGCGCCGTGCGGTCTTTCAGCTTGCGAAGCCATTTCGAGAACTCGGCGGACTGGTGAATTTCGTAACTCATGAGTGAAATATAAGTCACTAAACCAGATCGAGCAAGCGAAAAGTGATCTAAAGATCACGCGCCCATCCCATAGCTCGCCCTTTCGTCCCCCCTCATTCCGAAGGGCGAACTGGCCAGTCCCTGCGCGGGGCTGGCCTCCCCGATCACCGGGCGGTCCGCGCCGCTGCAAACATAGAGGGCCGGCCGTGACCGATACCGTTCGCTTGCTCGTCAAGTCTGACGGGCTCGATCTGGGCGTCTATGACCAGGACGGCCGCCGAATTGAGGGGGTGCTGGATCTTGCGGTCGAGCGCGAGCACGAGGGCCTAACCTTCATCACCATGACCGTGATCGCCGGGAAGCCCCGCAGGGCGCAGATAATCGGCGGCATCGCCCCGCCTCCCTCGGAGAAATGAAGGCTGGATGCATGCGAGGACAGCTTTCCGTCAGGATCTCGCTGCCCCGGTGGCGGTTGGCGGTGGCCATCGTGGCCGTCCGCGTCTTCGCCGTTGTTCCGGCGCAGATCCCGGCCCGTTGGGTCCGGGGCGTGGGAGGCTGGGTCGCGCGCGGGGTTCGGGTGAAGCGATCTCGCGGCAAGCCCCGGCTGCTGGTCGGGGGCTGGCAAGCTACGGGGGATGGATCACCGCCCCATTCACTGCCGAAAGGCGCGAAATCGGCGGTTGTGCGACCGAAGGAATGACGGAGGCGAAAATGGCGCTCACGGCGAAACAGCGGCGTTTCGTCGAGGAGTACCTCGTCGACCTGAACGCGACACAGGCGGCGATCCGGGCAGGCTACAGTGAGAAGACCGCCCGGCAGACCGGGGCGGAGAACCTGACAAAACCTGTCATTGCCGCGGCTATTGCCGAGGCGCAGGCGCAGCGGTCGGAGCGCACGCAGCTTGACGCAGATTGGATGCTGCGGCGGCTGGCGGCTGAGGTGACAGCGGACCTTGCGGACATTCTGGACGAGGCCGGAGCGATCAGGCCCGTGAAGGACTGGCCCCTGATCTGGCGGCAAGGGCTCGTGTCCGGGCTCGACGTGAACGAGACGCTGGTCGAGGGCGAGAAGGTCGGCCAGACGGTCAAGATCAAGCTGTCCGAGCGGATCAAGCGGCTTGAGCTGATCGGCAAGCATGTCAGCGTGCAGGCGTTCCGCGACCAGGTGAACACGACCGGCGCGATCAGTCTGACGGTCAACCAGGAAGACGCCGAGTTGTGAGCGGCATCGGGCACAACGGCGGCCCGCCCATCGCGAAGCTTACGCCGAAGCAGCGGGAGGCGAACCGGCTGCTGGCGGGACCCGCGCGGAACATCATGCTCCGGGGCGGATCGCGTTCGGGGAAAACCTTCATCCTCGTGCGGGCGATCATCCAGCGGGCCATCAACGCGCCCGGCTCCCGGCATGCGATCTTCCGGTTCCGGTTCAACCACGCCAAGACCTCGGTCTGGTCGGACACCCTGCCGAAGGTGCTGAAGCTCTGCTTTCCGGGGCTGCTGGTCCGGTTCGACAAGACCGACTTCTACGTCGAGATGCCGAACGGGTCGCAGGTCTGGATCGCGGGCCTGGACGACAAGGAGCGGGTCGAGAAGATCCTCGGGCAGGAATATGCCACGCTCTATTTCAACGAGAGCAGCCAGATCCCCTGGGGCTCGGTCGAAATGGCCATGTCCCGGCTTGCTCAGAAATGCGCGCTGGCGCCCGAGATCGCGGCGGCAACCGGCCGGGCGTTCCTGACGCTCAAGGCGTATTTCGACTGCAACCCGCCGTCCAAGCTGCACTGGAGCTACCAACTGTTCCGGGCGAAGGTGAAGCCCGGCACGAAAGAGGCCCTTCCCAAACCCGTCGACTATGCCGAAATGCGGGTCAACCCGGCCGACAATGCCGACAACCTGCCGCCCGAGTATTTCGAGGTGCTGGCCTCGATGTCGGCCGCCAAGCGGCTCCGGTTCGAGGCGGGAGAGTGGGCCAGCGACGTGAACGGGGCGCTCTGGGCGCTGGAAGACCGCAAGTCCCCTGACGGCAAGACCATGCCGGGGCTCGACAGCCTTCGGGTGGCGGCCGCTCCCGAGCTGCGTCGGATCGTGATCGCGGTGGACCCTTCGGGCACGCGCGGCGACGGCGGCGGCGACGATATCGGGATCATTGCAGCCGGGATCGACTTCAACGACCACGGCTATGTGCTGCAGGACGGCACCTGCAATCTGTCGCCTGAAGGGTGGGGCCGCCGGGCCGTCGATCTCTATCACCGGCACAGGGCCGACCGGATCGTCGGAGAGCGGAATTTCGGCGGGGACATGGTGCGGTTCACCGTGTCGACCGCGGACAAGGACGCGAGCTTCAAAGAGGTTTCCGCCAGCCGGGGCAAGGTCGTCCGGGCCGAGCCGATAAGCGCGCTCTACGAACAGGGCCGCGTCCACCATGTCGGGGACTTCCCCGATCTCGAAGACCAGCTCTGCAACTTCACGGCCTCGGGCTTCATCGGTGAGGGGTCGCCCGACCGGGCCGACGCGCTGGTCTGGGCGCTGACCGAGCTGATGCTGGGGCCGAACCATACGAAAGTGACCTGGTAATGAGTGATCGCACGCTTCTCGGGCCGAACGGCGCGCCGCTGGCCCCTGCCGTCCATGCGAACACGGGCAGCGCCCTTGTGTCCCGCAAGATCCTCGCGGGCCGCGCGGGGCAGAGCTTCAACGGCGCGCGCGATCTCTACGAGACGCTCGGCTATCCGCTGAGCCTCATGCCAGAGGACTACGTGGACGCCTATCTGCGGCAGGACATTGCCGCCCGGATCGTGGACGCCTACCCGGACGCCACCTGGCGCGAGGCGCCCGAGGTGAACGGCCCGGACGAGGTGCGGGAGGCGTTCGGCAAGCTCGATGCCCGCCTGCATATCTGGCGCGCCCTGCACCGGGCCGACCGTCTTGCCGGGCTCGGCCACTATGGCGTCCTCCTGCTGGGCCTCGATGGCGGCCAGCCGATGGATCAGCCCGTGCGGGGCAACCGCTTCACCCTGCTTTACGTGCAGCCGCATAGCGAGCGCACGGCGCAGATCGTGCGGTGGGAAGACAACCCGCAGTCGCCCCGGTTCGGCCGGCCGCTGCTCTACCGGATCACCTCGGGCGTCAACTGGACCGGCGCCGGAGCGGGACAGAAGTCGTTCATTGCCCACCATAGCCGCGTGATCCACATCGCGGAGCGGGCGCTCGAAGACGAGAGCATCGGCACGCCGCGCCTGGAACGGGTCTGGAACAGGCTCATGGATCTGGACAAGCTGCTGGGCGGCTCGGCCGAGATGTATTGGCAGAACGTCGCCATGCTGATGCACCTCAAGGCCGATCTGGAAGTGCAGTGGAACCCGGACGAGGCGGAAGCCCTCAAGGCGCAGGTCGAGGAAATGCAGCATGGCCTGCGCCGCTGGCTGCGGACGCGCGGGGTCGACGCGAGCAACATCGCCCCGGGCCTGCAAGGCGCCGACCCGGCCAACCACATCGACAAGCAGCTCGACATGATCGCCGGGGCCACGGGTATTCCCAAGCGCATCCTGATCGGCAGCGAGGCGGGCGAGCTGGCATCCAGCCAGGACGAGAACAATTTCGTGGGCCGGGTCGAGGAGCGCCGCGAGCAGTTCGCCGGGCCGAGCATCGCCCTGCCATTCCTGACGCGCTGCACGGAATTGGGCATCCTGCCGTCCGGGGCGGACGGCATCGCATGGCCCGAGAACGACACGCTGGGCGAGGTCGCGCGGGCCGAAATTGCCGAGAAGAACGCGCAGGCCATCGCGACCTATGCCAACGCGCCGGGGGCGGAGCTGATCGTTTCGCCCGCCGAGTTCCGCGAGACGCTGGGTTACAAGGCCGCGCAGCCCAAGGTGGCCGAGGATGACGACCTTGGGGCCGAAGGCGTGATCCAGTTCAACGCGGCGCGCCATGTGTGAGGCCTGCCTGAAGGTCAACGCCGCCCACCGATACGATCCGACGCGCACCACAACCCTGCGCCGCCAGTTCGAAGCCGCCGCCGCCCGGCGGTTCCGCAATCTCGCGGCCAAGATCCGGGAGGAAGTGGACAGGCAGGACGGGTTCGGGCTCAAGACCAACCGCGGCCGCTTCGACCAGCCCCGTTCGGACCAGAAGGTCGCGGCCTTCATGGACTGGCTGCAGCAGCAGCAAGACGCGGGGATCTTGGAGGTCCGCCGCGGCGAGCGCCTGGACGGCGCGGGCAGCCGTTCGTGGGCGTCTCTCTACGTGCGCAACGCCTACCAGAAGGGGATCGCGCAGGCGGCATCCCGTATGCGGGCGCAGGGCGCGCCTGTGGCGCCGGAATGGGTAGAGAAGGCATTCACCCGTCCGTTCCATGTGGACCGCGTGGCGTTGGCCTACACGCGCGCCTACAGCGACTTGCGCGGCATCACCGACGCGATGGATCAGCAGATCAGCCGCACACTGGCTGAGGGGCTGAGCCAGGGGCTCGGGCCGCGCGAGATCAGCCGGGCGCTGACCGACCGGGTGCACAAGATCGGGATCACCCGCGCCCGCATGATGGCGCGGACAGAGGTCATTCGGGCGCATGCCGACGCCAGCCTGAACGCCTACCAGGAAGCCGGGGTCTCGGGGGTAGCGATTGAGGCCGAGTTCGCGACGGCCGGTGACAATGCGGTGTGTCCGCAATGCGAGGCGCTGGCCCGCGGCGGCCCCTATACCCTGGACAAGGCCCGGGGCCTTATCCCGGTGCATCCGAATTGCCGGTGCGCATGGGTTCCGATTGTGCCGCGCACCCGGCGCGGGGAAACCAGCGCGGCAGCGCAAGCAGCGGCTCAAGGGCGCCCGATGACGGCCGCGCAAGCCATGCAGGCCATGCCTGTCGCGCGGGCGAACAGCCACAACGCATTTGACGGCACCCCGGAACCGGCGCTGCGGGTGATCCAGAAGACCCCGGACCTGAAGGGCATGGTGAAGGGAAAGCCGGGCGCCTACATGGACCACGAAGGCCGCATGTCCATGGGCAAGCATACACCGGGAACGGTGGCCTATAAGCGGACTTTCCGGCACGAGTTCGGGCACCACATCGACCGGAACCTTGGCGACGGGCGGGGGTTTGCATCGTTCGCCGCAGTCGACGAGCTGGCCGCGGATAACAAGGCCCTGGAAACAGCCCGCAGCGGAATGTTCAGGAATGACCGCGCGGGCAGTACCGCGCTGCGAAAGACTATCGCGAAGAACGAGGCCGCCGCGGAACAGGAGTTCCGGCGGGCCATCCTCGCGGCGGACGCGGGCGGATATGTGACCGATGCCAAGCGCATCCTGGACGAAATGACCCCGCTGGGGGAGGATGGCGTAAAGGCCCTTTATGGGGTCAATGAGATCCGGCCCACGGATGCAATCGCGTTTGTCGCGGCTTGGAACCGGAAGGACGTTTATCAACTGCTCCATGATCTGCCGAGCCGCTTCGGGCGCCGTGTGCTGCACGATAGCCCTCTGGCGGGGATGCAAGACGTTTTCGAAGCAGGAACGGCGGGCAAGATCCGCATCGCTTTCGGCCACGGAGAGGGGTATTATAAGACAAGGCTGGCCTATGATCGTCACATAGGCGCGGCAAAGAAGATCGGGGCGCGGACCTTCACCGGCTCTCAATTGGCGGAAGCATTCGCCAACTGGTTTGAGGCTTATGGGAGCGAGACCCTTGCCGATTACCAGACTTTCAAGCACCTCTGGCCCAGCATGTCACAGCGGTTCGAGGAAATCATCGGAGGCGGCGAAGATGGATGATGTGTTCCGGGAATACTACAAGCGGTTCGGAGATCTCCCGTCTTCGCGCAGAATGCCCGACGAAGTGCTTGGCAAGCTGGACGAGCTTTGCGCCATGGCCGTCGCCAGGGGGCGAAAGCTGACCGACGAAGAGCTTGAGCTTGCGCCCGAGCCGCCCCTGAACGCCATGTCGTAAGGCCCGCCAGCGCTGCGCCGCACTGTCGCGCAGGGTGAGATGGCTCTATAACGTCCTTGAAATTGCTTCCATATTTGGCGCCGCAATACCATGGAAGGGGCGCCAATGCTCGAAATCCTCGTTCTTATCATCGTGCTGATCCTCGTCTTCGCCATTTTGTCCCACGGGATAAGTGGCACAATCGAGGGCGCAAAGAAGACGATCCGCACCAAGGACTGGCGTGGCGCGGCGATGCGCGGCGGCGCTGTGGTCGTGATCCTGATCGTGGCCTACGTTTTCGCAGGATGACCTGACGCCCCCAGCGGGCAAACCGACAACCGACGACCAACGCCCCGCAGCCCCCCGGCCGCGGGGCTTTTTGCATTTGGGGGCGCCCATGTCGCTGCACCGCATCACCGCCAATTTCAGCCCCGCCGGGGGTATCCGACACGAGCAATTCGAGGGTCGGGATCACCTCGTGGTGCCCGTGGTCATGATCTGCGAGGGCGTCCTGAACGGCGCGCTGGTGCCGCTGGCCGAGTTCAGCCGCTTCCCCGAGGCGTGGAACGGCCGCCCGGTGCCGGTGCTGCATCCCGAGGAACAGGGACAGGCGATCAGCGCCAACCGCCCGGACGTGATCGAGTGCAACACCATCGGCACAGTCTTCAACGCCCGCACCGAGGGCGCGAAGCTCAAGGCCGAGCTTTGGCTCGACACCGAAAAGGCATGCCGCCTCGGCTTCTGCGATCTCATGAAGCGGCTTGAGACGGGCGAGTGCATCGAGGTCAGCACCGGGTATTTCGCTGACGACGATCCGCAGGCGGGCGAGTTCAACGGCCGCCCCTACTCGATGATCCACCGGAACATCCGGCCCGACCACCTGGCGCTGCTGCCCGGTCAGATCGGGGCATGCAGCATCGCGGACGGCTGCGGCACGCGCACCAACAGCAAGAAAGGACCGCTCGCCATGAAGGTGAACGAAGCATGGGCCGTTGTGGGCAAAGCCCTCGGCCTCAACACCAACTGCCAATGCGAGGACAAAGGCATGGACATTTCGAAACAGGCCGAGGCGCTGGTGAAAGCCAACGCGCTCGATGCGAAGCAACTGGCGGCCATCCAGGGCATGAGCCCCGAGGATCGCGCCGTGATGGCGGCCTTCGTCGAAGCCCTGGGCAAGAGCACCGCCGCGCCCGACGCCATGGAAGGCGACGACCCCGCGGCTGACGCACCCGCCGACGACACGCCTGCCCCGTTCGCGGACAAGGCGGCCAAGCCCGCCACGAACGGCCGTATCGCGGTCAACGCGGCCGACCTGAACAAGCTGATCGCCAACGGCGTGCAGGAGCATCTGCGGCGCCATGACGTGGCGGCCCGGCTCAAGGCCAATGCCGCCAACAAGCTGACCGGCGCCCAGATCGCCGCCATGCCGGTCGAGCAACTGGAGGCCGTCGAGCAGATGATCCGTCCCGCGGACTACTCCGGTCAGGGCGGGTTCGCCGCCAACTCCGACGCCATCGAAACCAACGTCAACCCGCTCACGCCGCGCGGCGTGCTGGGCGGCAAGAAGAAGGAGGCCTGAGCCATGCCCTCGGCCGACACCCCGAAAACCATCAAGCTCTACGGCTTTGCCGTCATGACCGAGGCGCTTGCCCTTGGCCCGACCACGCCCGGCATGCTGGTCGAGCCCGCCGATGACCGCGTGCGCCCGCACGCCACCGCTGCCGGGACCGCCGCTCCGTCCTTTGCCGTCGAGAACGGCATGATCGGCGGCGGCATCGACGACGATTACCAGGAGGGCGATACGGTCCTCATCGAGACTTTCGCCCCCGGCTCGCGGGTCTATGCCCTCGCGGCCGCAGGCGCGGACGCCATCGCAAAGAACGCCCTGCTGGCCTCGGCCGGGGACGGCACCCTCGCCCCCGCCGGTGACGACGAGATCGCCGTCGCCCAGGCCGTCGATGCCCTCGACAACAGTGGCGGCGCCACCCCGGCCCGCATCCGCGTCGTCGTCATTCCCGCGCAGCGCACCGCCGCGGTTTAACAGGAGATCCAGAACATGCCTTTCGACACCCTCGACGCCTTCAACGGCTCGGGCCTGACCGGCGGCGAGAATGCCATCCTCGCCCGGCGGCCCTACATCGCGACCAACGGCCGGCACGCCGGGCGCCCGGTCATCACCGTGAACACCGGCACGCTCGATGCGTCGGGCAACCCGGTCTATGCCGAGCGCCCGATCAACACCAACGCCACGCTCCGCAAGGACGAGTGGGTGGATCTGGAAGACCAGATCATCGAGGCCGCGCGCGAGCGGCTGGTGATCGTGGGCGACTTCCAGGAGGCGGGCCTGACCTACAACGTGGGCGGGCTCGGCACGCTGGTTTCGGAATGGGAGACCGGCTCGGAGATCACCGATGCGAAGATCACCATGGACGGCGAGACCGAGACCGAGAAGGACCGGCAGGAGTTCGGCCTTGCGGGCGTGCCGATCCCGATCATCGGCAAGCGGTTCAGCATCGGGGAACGCATGCTGCTGGCCTCCCGGCAGCGCGGCGCCTCGCTGGACGTGACCACGGGCGCCGAGGCGGCCCGCGCCGTCGCCCGCGCGTCCGAGAAAATGGTCTTCTTCGGCGCGCGCGTTGCGGCGGCGGACAGCGCCGGGAACCGCTTCAACATCCCGGGCCTGACCACCATGAACGGCCGCGTGACCCTCAAGCTGTCGGATTGGTCGGACACCGAGAAGGTCACGCCGCAAATGATCTTCCGCGAGATCCTGCAGATGGTCGCGCTGATGGAGACCAAACAGCGGTCTTTCGGTCCCTTCACGATCTACATTCCGGGCGCCTATGCCAGCCGGTTCCGCGAGGACTTCAAGGAACACGGGGACAAGACCCTGATGGAGCGGGTCCTGGACGAGGACGTGATCCGCGCGGTGCGGATCTCGGACGTTCTGACCAAAGGGGACGTGCTGCTGCTCGACATGCAGCGCCGGTACATGGATCTGGGCGTGGCCGCGGACGTGACCACCGTGCAGTGGCAGTCGGGGTCGGGCTTCACGAACCATTTCATGAACTATGCCGCGTGGGCGCCCCGCCTCAAGGCAGACTTCGACGGCCGCTGCGGCATCTGCCACGGCGCCGTGGGCGGCTGATGCAGCTGGTTTCCCCCGGGGCCAGCCACACGCACCGCGGCGTGACCGACGGCCCGGGGGAGACCTTCGAGGGCGGCGAGCAGTTGCTTGCCGCCTTCGGGGACCGGCTGTCCGCCGCGCCGGAACCGGAAGCCAGCAACTGCGGAAAACCCACACGCGCGGCCAAGATCGCCGCAACCAACGCGGAGGCCGAGGACAATGCCGACACTGCCGGAAGCCAGTAGCGTCATTGCGATCACGGGGACCGACTTCCCGGCGCCCGTGGTCGCGTCGATCATTGAGGACGCCGCCCTTATGGCCGGGGTCTGCATCGCCCCCTATGAGCCCGCGCGTCAGGCGGCAATCGTCAAGTGGCTGGCGGCCCACCTGATCGCCAGCACCAACGGGGCGGCCGGGACCGGCGCGGGGTCGCTCACGAGCATGAGCCTCGGGGACGCCTCCGAGACCTATGCCAAGGCCGCGCTGACCGGCGAAGGGCTGCGGGCGACGCATTTCGGCCAGCAGGCCCTGTTGCTCGACACCCTGGGCGGCCTCGCCCGGCTCGGGCGCCCGCGCGCATCGGCAGAGGTGATCTGATGGCCGTCTACACTCGCGGTCTGACACAGGCCGCCACCTACTTCCCGCCCGCAGGCGTGAACGGGTTCGGAGATCCGCAGCACGGCGCGCCCGTGGCCGCGGTCTGCCGCTGGCAGGACAAGGCCGTGCTGTTCCGCGACGAGCAGGGCCGCGAGGTCACATCCGAGGCCGTGGTCTATGTCTCGCAGGCCGTCGAGGTCGGCGGGCGCATCGGGCTTGGCGCCCTCACCGATCCGGCGGAAGCCCGCGAGATCCGGCAAGCGGGATCGAGCCCGTCCCTGCGCGGTGGGACGGAGATCATCACGGCATGGCTATAAAGGTCGAGGGGCTGGACGATCTGAACCGCCAACTGCGGAAGATCGCGCGGGACGCCCCGGAGGCGGCGCAGAGAGGCGCATACGCGGGCGGCCTGCTGATCCAGGGCAAGGGGCAAAAGCTAACGCCGGTTGAGCATAACAACCTGCGCGGCTCCGCCTACACCCAGAAAATCCCGAAGGGGGCCGAGGTCGGCTTCTCCGCCGAATACGCGATCTTCGTGCACGAGAACCTTGAGCAAAAGCGCAAGGGAAAGCCCCGCCCGTCCGGGCTTGGCACCTACTGGAACCCCGGCGGCCCGAAGTTTCTGGAAAAGGCCGTCGACGAGAACGCGGAAGCCGTCCGCGATCTGGTCGAGGCCGAGATCCGAAAGGCCCTTGAGCAATGAGATCGCCCGCACATGATACCGCCCTGTTCCTCGCCGCGCAGGGCGCCACCGGCGCATTCGGCGGCGCCGAGGGCTGGCCCGTCTATGTCGGCCGCGAGCCGTTGCAGCCGGTCGATGTGGTGACGTGCTACGACACCGGCGGCGAGCCGGGGCTCCTGGTCGATCTTCGCTGCCCGCGCGTCCAGGTCCGCGTCCGGTCGGCCAGCTATGACGCCGCATGGCAGCGGGCCGCCGCCATCTACAAAGCCCTTGTGCCGCCGGTCGTTCTGGCGGTGCCGGGCGCGGCAATCCTCGGCTGGATGCCGTCCAGCGAGATCGCCTTCATCGGGCGCGACGACGAAGACCGCGCCCTGTTCACCCTGAATTTCGAGATCCTGCGCGACAGCGCACAACCCGCCTAGGAGGGCTTTACCATGGCAGCGAGCAGTGGCCGCGCGGTGCTGGTGTCGATGGGCGACACCGACCTTGCCGACGAGCTTCGGACCAAGACCATCAATTTCAACGGCGAGCTGATCGACGTGACGGCCGATGGCGATGACGGCTGGACCGCAACGCTCGATGGCGAGTTCGCGACGAACAACGTCAGCGTGGCGCTGGAGGGCGTTCTCAAGGGCGACACTCTGGCCGATATGGCGTTCAAAGGCGTGCAGAACGATTTCACGATCACGGTGGCGGATCTGTTCACGCTTTCGGGCCGCTGGCAGTTCCAGGCCGGTTTCAGCATCGCCGCCCCTTACAATGACGGAACCACCTTCACCGGCACGCTGCAATCGGTCGGGGAGATCACGAAGGGGGCGGTGAGCTGATGTCGGACGTTTTCAGAGAGCAGTCTTTCCGCTTCCAGGGCCGCGACGTGACGGTCGTTCCGTCCCTCGCGCTTCTGCGCCGCATCAAGGCCCGCGGGATCAACAACGTGGCGCTGGCAAACAAGTGCATTCGCGGCGGGGTCGATCTGGAAGACCTGGCGGCGGTCCTTTTCGAGTTCCTTCGCGCCGCGCAGGTGCCCGAGGGCGAGGAACGGTCGGCCATTTCGGAGGACGAGAGTTATGCGTTCCTGATTGACGGGAACCAGACCGAGATCGCGGGCTTCAAGATGGCCTATGTCCAGGCGGTTCTGCCGACGGTGGACATGGGAAAAAAGCCCGCCGCCCCCGGGAAGAAGGGCCGCAAGAAGGCGAGCTAGACGACCTGGATTTCGGGGGGCTCTATTGCGCCTGCCGGGGCTGGGGCATCGCCCCGGCCGAGGTCTGGGGCCTCACCGTCACGGAAATCATGCACGAGTTCGAATGGCGCCGCCCGGCGGCGAAGGGCGACTACGCCGGAGGCATGACCGAGGGCGACCTTCAGGCCATCGAAGAAGAAAGCGCGCGGTTGCGCGCCAAGGTGAAGGCGAAGCGCGATGCCATTTCTCAAGCCGCTTAACGTCGAGATCACCGGCGAGACAGAGGGACTGGAACGGGCTGTCGATCGCGCGGGGAGAAGCCTCCGCGGGATCGGCACCGCCGCGGTTGCCGCGAGCGCCGCCGTGGTGGGCGCCTTCGGCGTCATGGCCGTAAAGGGCATGAACGCGGCCAAGTCGATCAACATTCTGGCGCAGCGGGCGAACGCCACGCCCGAGGCGTTCCAGAAGATGGCATTCGCGGCGCGCACGGCCGGGGTCGAGCAAGACAAGCTCGGGGACATTCTGCAGGACGTGACCGACCGTGTGGGCGAGTTCCTGTCCACCGGCTCCGGCGAAATGTCGGACTTTTTCGAGAAAATCGCCCCCAAGGTCGGCGTCACGGCGGAGCAGTTCCGCAACCTCTCCGGCCCCCAGGCGCTGCAGCTTTACGTCGACACGCTCGAAAAGGCGGGCGTGAACCAACAGCAGATGACGTTCTACATGGAGGCCCTGGCCTCCGACACGACCACGCTGCTGCCGCTGTTGCGGAACGGCGGGCGCGAAATGCGGAAGCTCGGGGACGCGGCGTCCGGCGCGGGGCAGATCATTTCCGACGAAATGATCTCTGACCTTCAGGACGCCAACCGGGCAATGAGCCGCGTTTCCGCCACCATCGAAGCGCTGGAAATCAAGATCGCCGGGGCATTCGCTCCGACGCTCAGCGATGCTGCCGACAAGCTGGACGATCTGCTGTCCTCGGCCGACGCGGACGACGCGATTTCGGAGATGGCCGAAGCCTTCGACGGCCTGTCCGAGGCCATCCTTTCCGAGGACTTCCTCGGCGCGGCGGCGTCGGGCATCGCGACGGTCACGGACCTTGCCGCCGGGCTGGCCCGCGGCGTGGTCGTGCTGTCCGACAACCTGGAGATTGTGACCACCGCGGCAAGCGTTGCCGCCGTGGCGCTTGCGGCCATGGGCGGGCCGCTCTGGGCAGTCGGGGGCGCGCTCGGAACCGCCCTCGTGGGTATTTCCAAGTGGCGCGAGAAGGCCGAAGACGCGGCCGAGGGGTCGAAAGCAGCGGCGGAAAGGCAGGCCGAGCTGAACCGGGTGCTGGGCGTCTTCACGGACACCGGATCGCCGGAAGCGGGCAAGGCGGCCGTCGATCTGGCGAAAAACAACTACGAGCTGGCCGAGAGCGCCCTTGCCGCAGCGGAGGCCGAGCTTGCGAAGGTCCAAGCACTCGAAGCTTCGGGCAACAGTCTTCTGGATCAGAACCCGCTGACCGCAGGTGGCAACTCCGGCTATGCGGAAGACATGGCGGCGAAGACAGAAGCTGCAGCCGAACGGCTGAACGCCGCTCAGCAGCAACTTGCCGAGGCCAAGGCTCGGCTCGAAGAAACCCTCACCACCGTAGGCAATGATGGAGACGACCCCGAAGACAAGCCGGGAGACAAGCCGACGAAAGAAAAAGAGGATCCGATCCTCCCAGGCCTCCCGGGCGCCGACGAAATCAAGGAGACGCTGGAAGCACGGCTCGAAGCCCTGCAGGAGGGGCTGCAGACCGAGCAGGAGGTGCTGCAAGAGTGGTACGAGAACGGTCTGGCAACGCTACAGGAGGCGCTTGAGGCCAAACAGATCACTGAGGAAGAGTATCGGGCGCTCCGGGAGAAGCTGGAACAAGAACACCAGGACCGGATGGCGGACATCGAGGACAAGACGAACAGGGGGCGCAAGTTGCAGACGCTCTCCGCGACGCAAGACGTTCTGGGTGCGCTCGGGGCCTTCAACGACAAGGCGTTCAAGATGGCCCAGGTCGCCGGGGCCGCGCAGGCGCTGATTTCTACAAACGTGGGGGCCGCGAAGGCCCTCGAGCTTCCCTTCCCGGAAAACATCGCCGCCATGGCAACAGTGATGGCAAAGGGGCTCGCGCTGGTCGCCGCGATCAAGAGCGGGTCGAAATCGGGCTCGGGCGGCGGGGCCTCGTCGGCCGGGGCTGCGGCCCAAGCGGCGGCGCCCGCGCCCCAGCGAACCGCCAACGTCACCGTGCAGGGCGACGTGATCGGCCGCCAGAGCGGCGAGGCGCTGGTCAAGGCCCTGAACGAGGCCTTCGGCGACGGCTATCGGCTCAATCTCGACTGGCAGGGCGCCGCAGGCTGACGGCGCGAAGCGACCTCCGCAGAAAAGGAGCACCAGAGTGGCAGTGACCTACACGCCCGGGCACGCGGCGGCGTCCCCGTACCCGATGACCCATGCCCGCATCCTTTGGGACAAAGCCGCGGGCTCAGTCAGCGCCACCAGCGAGGCGGAGGGCTTCGAGGCCGGGCTGGCCGACACCGTCGAGACCAATAGCTGGTGGAAACCCGAGGCCGTCCCCGCGTCATGGCGTATCGAGTACGGGGAGAGCAGGCTGATCGACGCCATCGGGCTCGCGGCGCACGACCTCGGGACGGTCGGTTCTCATGCGCGGATCGAATATAAGTCTCCGAACGCCCATGGGAACCTCCTCCTATATTCTCAGGAAATCCAGCTGTGGCCGGTACTCCTGAGGGCAGAGTTGGTTCCGACCCTCGCCCCGGACGGCTCGATGGACGCGCGTTGGCTTGTGGAAGAAGAGGTGGACGGCGCACACCTTACCGGCACCGACTTTCAGGCCGTAGCGGGAAGGATGTACACCTTCTCGATCTACGTGAAGCCGAATGCCAATGGCCGCAGGCTTCGCATGTCGATGGAAGGAGCGGCGTATGCCGTTCAGGCCATCGCCAATGTTGGTGGCGACGGGGCGATTGCGTCGTCTAACGGGGCTGCGGCGACAAGCTCGGTTGCCGTTGGAGACACTGGTTGGTTCCGGGTGAGCATGAGCGCAGCGGCGCAGGCCACCGGGTTCGCGAACATCAGGCTCCTGATCCGGGGGCCAAATGACGAATTGGCCCACCCCGGCACGGGGCAGGCTGTCGGCCTCTTCGGGGGGCAGGCCGAATGGCGGTTGGGGCCCTCTCCTTATGTCAGGTCCGCGTCCTCGCCTGCGGCGTCCAACTGGTGGGCAGTCTCCGATGACTGGCTGCTGCCTTCTGACGACAGCGCGATCCTGTATCTCTTCGATCCCGTCGAGACCGATGGAATTCGGGTCTCGGTATCCGAGCCCGCCCGCATCGGGGTCGTGTACACAGGCAAGGCCCTCGAAATGCCCCGCATGGGCTATACCGATCTCGGCATGATCGACCTCGGCCGCACCGCCGTTCTGGCCAGCTATATCAGTGAAGGCGGCCAGCTGATGGGGCGGTTCATCCAGCGCGCCGGGCTTTCCGGGGCCTTCGAGTGGCAGAACCTGCCCGAGGACTGGTATCGCCAGACCTTCGACCCGTTCGCCAGGGCCGCGCGAACCGAGCCGTTTTTCATCGCGGCCAGACCCGAGGGCTATCCGACCGACTGCGCCTATGCCTGGGTTGACGATCCGATCATGCCCGCGCGCCAGGGCATGCGGAACTTCGTCAGCGTCGGTTTCACGGCGACGGGGCATGCCGATGCCGCCGCGTGAACCGATCCAGATCGTCGAGCTCTGGCAGCCGCGTTGCGCCGAGCGGTTCGGGGTCGCGCCTTGCAGGGCGACGCTGGCCGATGGCCCGCGCTGCTACAATTGCTGGGGCACCTGCCTCGACCGCGAACACTATCGCGGCGACGGCTCGATTGCCTGGCGTTTCGTCAAGCCGACGCAGGCGCTGGTGCCGCTTTACGAACGGACGGGCGAGCATGTCGCGACCAACCCGTTTCCGATGCTGCGCTCGGTCTCGGTCCGGTCGAGCAAGATCAACGTGGGCTCGATCCGCGACGGCGAAAAGCCTCTGGGCGTCACCGGCGGCGTGACCGTCTCTCTCACCGATGCGCCCTTCGACGACTATGTCGGGGACTGGTATCGGGCCGCACGCGGAGCCCGGCCCGGATCGTTCTGGGCCAAGTGGTGCGCCCGGAACCCGTTCTACGCCAACATGTTCCTGCGGGTCTACGAGGGGGTCGCGGGCGATGCCCTGGCCGATATGGAGCGGCGGCTTTACGTGCTCGACAGCGTCGACGGCCCGGACAGCAACGGGAGGGTCACGCTCAAGGGGGTGGACCCGCTCCGGCTCACCGACCAATCCCGCGCCCAGTTTCCGCGCGAGACCGAGATGCGCCTGTCCGGTGACATTGCGGCTGACGCGACCGGTATCGTGATCGAGGCCGCGCGCGAGGCCGACCTTTCAGATCGGTTCGGCAATACCGAGACCCGCTATCTGTGCATCGGGTCCGAGATCATCGGCTATACCGGCTATTCCGGTGCCGAGGGCGTCTGGACGCTGTCGGGCGTCGCGCGCGCCGCCCTCGGCACGAAGGCCGCCTCGCATTCCGATGATGCCAGCGCCCAGCGGACCGGCCGCTACGAGCTTCTGGACGGCTACCTGATCGCGCATGACCTGTTGACGGGCCACACGCCGGTTCCGGCCGAGTTCGTGGACTTCGATGCCTGGCAGACCGAGGCGTCCACCTATCTCAACGGCTATGCCTTCTCGCGCACGGTCCACAAGCCCACGGCCGTCAACAAGCTGCTGGGCGAGCTGGTGCGCGACGGGACCTTCTATATCTGGTGGAACGAACGGGAACAGCTAATCGACTTCAAGGCGGTGCGGCCCGAGCAGTCCTCCGTCGCAATCACCGGGGATGCGCACATCGTCGCCGGATCGCTGGCACAGGCGCGCGAACCGGACGAGAGGATCAGCCGGATCTTCATCTACTACAATCCGGAGAACCCCACGAAATCGGACGATCCCGACAACTACCGCTCGATGCGCGGGAGGATCGAGCCTGATTTCGAGATGGAGGTCGGCGGCGCGGATGTCCGGTCGAAGACCATCTATTCGCGCTGGATCACCACCGACGCGCAGGCCTACGAACTCTGCCAGCGCCTGCTGTCCCGGTTCAAGACGGCGCCCCGCTATCTGACCGCGACACTGGCCGATGGCGCGCTGCAGATCGGGGAGGTGGCCGATCTGACCACCCGCCTCGATGTCGACACGGAGGGTCAGCCGGTCACACGCCGCTGGCAGGTCATCAAGGCGCAGCAGGTCAAGCCGGGCGAGGTCACGGAATACCTGCTGCAGCAGTTCATCTACCAGGCCACGCGTTACCTGGTCTGGATGGACGACGACGCCCCCGACTTTGACAGCGCGACCGATGATGAGCGCAATAACGGCTTTTGGTGGGCAGACGAAGACGGGCTCATGCCCGACGGATCAGAAGGATATCTCTGGCAATGACGGATTGGACAACCATCCCGAATGACGTCATCGAAGCAGGCAAGCCGGGCCGTGCGGTCGATGGCCGTGCGCTTCGTGACAACCCCGTCGCGATCGCCGAAGGGGCTCCGGGGGCGCCCGGCATAAGCCCCGCCGCTTTCCTCGACCCGATTACGGTGCTGGAGTGGACGGGCAGAGCGCCTCAGACCGTACTTGGTCTAGGCGATACGAAGTGGCTGCGCTTCGAGCTGTATGGCAATTGGCAGGGCACGTCGGAGGACTTGGAGATTGAATTCTCTACGGACGGAGGAGCCACTTGGTCTGGCTTCTTAGACTTGGTCAACGACCGTCGGGGCCAGATATCCTGCCGCATCATGATCAACCTTGAGACCGGGAATACCTACGCCGATGGGACGTTTTTGGCTTGGGTTGACGACACGCTCTACCAGTTTCACGAGGACCTAACCCTTACCCTGCCCGCTGGTCGGGTGGACGCGATCCAATTGAGGCACAGGGAGAGGGATAACTCTTCCACCAGAATCATCATGCAGAAAGTTTGCGGGTACAAGACGGCATGACAAAAGCCGAAAGAGCGCCTACCGGCCCCAGGTCCCGATCCCCCGCTTCGGCGGGTTTTTTAATGCCCGGAGATTGGCTGTGACCATGATCGGCATCGCCCTCAGCCCCTGCGCCGCCCGGTCCCGCTGCTCGCCCGCGGCCGACATCTGACCCGCCCGCAAAGGAACCCGCCATGCAGGAGCTGACCACGCAGATCCGGGACTGGTGGGCGGTGATGCTCTCGCTGCTCGGGCTGGCCGTCTGGTCGGTGCGGCTCGAAGCCCGCGCCCGCACCAATACCGCCGCGCTCGACCGCGAGACCGCCCGGCTGGCCGAGGAGATCCGCGCCCTCGATGCCCGCTGGCAGCGGCAGCGCGCCGAGGATCTCGCCGCCCGCCAGCGCGACCGCGAGGAGACCAACGCGCTGCTGCGCGAGCTTCGCGCCGACATCAAGACCGTCCTGCAGCGCGTCCCGCGCTGAATGCCTGGCCCTGAGAACGGTCCCGAGTTCGATCGTTAATCAAGCGCTGCTTGAATATGGCCCCCGGCACTGCGCCGACACCAACCATCCCTGACAGAGCCCAAGGAGGGCGAAATGCTGAACTTCATCCTGAAGTCTCTTCCCGCGTTGATTCCGAACTGGCGGTCGGTCCTGTGGCGGTCGCACTCGATGCGCGCCCTGATCCTCGGCGTGATCTGGACCGGCCTCGTCTCGATCATCGCCATGGTGCCCTGGCTGCCGATCTCGCCCATGCTGGTCGCCTGGGGCTATCTGGGTCTGCTGGCCTATGGTGCTGTCGGTCGGCTTCTGGCGCAGGGGATCGGCGATGAATAAGATCCTGCTCGTCGTCGCCGGGCTGGTGCTGACCGCCGTCTTTGCCTTCCCTCAGTCCCAGACCGATATCGGAATTCCGCCCTCGGCCCCGGCTAACCACCAGACGCAGGAGGCTCGCGCGCTGGCGCTGGCCGTGCCGCTGATCGCGAAATGGGAAGGCAAGCGGAACGCGGCCTATCAGGATATCGTGGGCGTCTGGACGATCTGCTACGGCCACACGCGCACTGCGCGGCCGGGCATGCTCCTGTCGGATGCCGAATGCGAGGCCCTGCTTCGCGCCGAGGTGCGCGACTATCGTGCCCGGCTTCTGCCCCACTTCTCGGCCGAGACGCGGGCCCGGCGCTTGCCGCCGCCCCGCGACGCCGCCTTCACCAGCCTTGCCATCAATGTCGGCGTGGCTGGCGCGGGTCGATCCACCGCGACCCGGCGCCTGAACGAGGGCGACGTGCCGGGCGCCTGCGAGGCCCTGACCTGGTGGAACAAGGCGGGCGGGCGCGTCGTCGCGGGGCTCAGGAACCGCAGGACCGAGGAGTACGGCTACTGCATGCGCGAGGCATCGTAATGCGCTGGCTGATGCAGATCCTCGGCGGCGGTCTGGCGGCCCAGCTGCGCGAGGCCTACGAGGCGCGGCTGCGCGCCGCCAACGATGCCGACCGGATCGCGGCCGAGATCCGAATCGCCGAGCTGCAGGAGCGTCAGGCGAACCGGGCTCTCGGCGGGCGCCTGACCGCGTGGGTGCAAGCTGCCTGGGCAGCGCCGTTCATCATCTACAACGCCAAGCTGCTGATCTGGGACAAGATGATTGGGCTCGGCGTCACCGATGCGCTGTCTGCCGACCTGCTGGACCTGCAACTGCGGATCGTGACGTTTTATTTCGGTGGGGCCGCAGCTATCGGGGTCGTACGGGCGCTGCGACGGTAG